ATATTTGTTCTCCATTACCACCAGCAACAGCTGTGTTTAAAGCTGCGCTTCCAGCTCCTACTGCACCAGCACCTATCGCAGCAGCGGTTGTTGCAGACACAGTTCCAATGCCTAATTCAGCTGCTATAGTGCTTCCTAATGCTGGTAATATTTGTGGGGCAACAATAGCGGTAACAATAATTGCTACTGGCACAATATACTGAGTTACGGCATGAAAGATGCTTCCAAATCCACCCCAATATTCTGGCAACCCTGTATCTGGATTGGTTGTTCCGCTACCGCCTAATAATTTTAAAAGTTCAGCTTCTTGAGGGTTAATGTGCGCCAAAATAGTGTCGCCATAACGCCCCTTACTTTGCAGTGCTTGAGCAATCGGTTTTAAATTGGTCATACTCCTTGCCCTTCATCAATAATCATTTGCGCTATTTTGCCAGCGGAAACCATCCCAGCCAATTCTTTAGGATTCATAGGTTCGTTGGCATCCTCAGGATTTGCCAAGCCTTCTTTAATTGCTTGTTGAACAATCATTGGATAAGACTTGTTGTCTTTTAATGCAAACTCAGCTAATTGACCAGAACGGACAATTTTTTGAGGATCAAGTTTTTGTTCTGCAATTATTTTTTTAATCTGCTCTTTGGCTTGTTCAACTTTAAGATCATTTTTAGGCTTGCCTTTGTTTGCAACTAAATCCATCACATCCTGGTTAATAGGTTGTGTAGCTAAAGCTGGATTTTCCATTTTTTTTGGGGAGGGGGAAGCGTTATCCATATTTGCCTATGAAAGGTTAAGGGCAGCAGCAATTTGCTGATGAATGTACAAGTGGGAAGCTATCCAATCGTAGAAATCATTTTCATTATTAAAGTCCACATCCAACATATTGAATGGATTATTTAATCCTAATAGCGATGAAAAAGCCTGATGCTCTACCTGATGAGCCAGTAACCAATCATCTAAATTGTCTGTATCAGCATCCGTTATAGGGAAAATAGGCACTGAAATGCCTTTATCCATGAAAGTATCCTGAAATAGCTTGTGTTGAGTGCCATTTTCAAACAAAAACTCTCCTAGCGAATCTTTATCGCCAAATTTAACAATGGAGAGGGTCTCGAAATTCACTTATCAGCCTTTGTATCGAGCTTATCAAAGATTCTAGCCAACATCCCTTTGATCTCTGCAATATCAATACGGTAATCATCCTTCATTACACAGCCTTTTTCAATCTCCTTGACATCATCACGAAGATCACGCACAGCATCCCATAAGACCTTGAGAACCCACCCGACTAGAGTTCCCGCAAGGGTAGCAACGATATTAAACAAAAATTGGCTATCCATGTTAGACCGAGTAGTAAGGGATTTTGACATTAACACCGTTTAAGTTAATGATGAGAAACGCAGCAGGTACTAATAACAAACTTGATGTGCCAAAAGTGGCGTTTGCAGCCGTATTGGAAGTGCTGTTAATAATGGTGACATTCATTGTTCCGCTAGGAATAGTCACATTAGTTAATGTTAAGTTTCCAACGGTTGTAGCCGTATTACCCAAACCAATTGTGGTGTTACCAAGGGTAATGTTTCCACCCGTAATTGCTGTGTTAGCAATAGCAATTGCTACATTTGATGCTGTGGTTACTCTGCCTTTGGCATCAACGGTAACTTGTGAAACAGTGGTTGCATTGCCGTAAACACCCGCAGCTACACCGCTAGTATTTAAAGTAGGGCTAGGATATGTACCAGTAAGATCTCCACCCGCAACACCACCAGGAGAAGTACCGCTAATCACCACATTGGCAGCATTAGTCAATCTACCTTGAGCATCAACCGTAAATACCCCGTTGATAGTGGCATTGCCATAAGTGCCAGCCGTAACAGTTGTATTGGCAAGCGCAACCGTACCAGTAGTCGTAATAGGACTAGGGCTAACATTGATGCCAGTACCCGCAGTAATTGAGGTTACTGTACCGTTAGTAGTAGTTCCGCTTGTAACGACCTTAAGGACCATGTCTTATACCCCTCTTGGATTATGAATTGCGTTGTGATGGGCAGAACATAGCCATGTAACGGCTAACCGCATATCTTTTGCATAAGATGGGTGATGCGCTTCTGACATATTTTCTCCACAAATCCAACAGGGTTCTTTAACTAATTTTCCTACTTTTAACGCATATTTCACAGCATTTTTGGCTGCCATTCTAGCTTTACCTTCAACTCCTTCGTAACGCTTTGCATCATATTTCTTTTGTTGCAATTTACCTTTTTCAGTCTGCTCATAACGCTTTTGTCTAACTTGCTGTTTTCCAGTTATCCTTGCGTTTACAGCCTCTCGCTTTCTTACTGCTTTACCTATTTCCGATGCTCTATATTTCTTTTTAACCTCATTGCAACAACTTTTACATTTTGCGTATCTTGCATAAAAATCTTTTAAATCTTTTTCTTTGTTACAACATCTGCAAACTTTCATAAAACCTCCTAATGGAAGGTTTCATCATACTACATTTACTCCTATGATGGTCATACACCGTCACCTGGGGTAATGTACACAACGGCATTAGCCGTACTTGTGCCAGTAAAGTAAGCATTGGGAGCAAAGGTCAGAATCTCATCTGTACCCGCTAACAATGGAAAAGCTAATCCCGTACTGGTTACATTGGCTGAAGCAGTATTAGCAGTTGCAGCATCGTTGCCATAACCCAAAAAAACAACGGTAGTACCCGCATTGATAATGCGATATTGATTACCACCTAAAGTAGTTGATGACACTTGTACAGGTGTGGGCGCAATAACACCAGCCGTAAAAGTAACGGTGTTGCCAGTTTTGCAGAAAGCGTTAATGCCCATGTCATTCTCCTTGTAAAAAATTAAACAGTTTGCAAACTTGCCTCATATTCGGCTTGTTTTTCAGCAGCAGATTTAACTGGTGCTGACATAACTATATCGTCTTTAGAGCCAGTAATAGACTTTCCTTCAGCTAATAAACGCTGAACTTCAGCAGCAATAATTTCTTCCATTGCAATTCTGCAACGCTCATGTACTGCATTTTGAATCCAAAAGTCTTGAGATACTGCTGCTACTCCAAGAGCTTTATCTTCTGAATCTGATAGTGTAATTGTGTAAGTTGCCATTTTTTTATCCTAATAAATAACCAGTAAATTGATTGAAACCTGAACCGTACATAGTTCCTCCTGCTATTTGAACACCAACTGTATCACTTGCATTTAATTGAATTATTGCTGTGCAATATGCTGTGCTTGCATAGGCTGACCCAACATTTCTACCAGATAAGAAATATCCACCATTTACAAAAAGAGACATTTCTAAAACAGTAGATAAAGTGCTTAAACCTTCTATTTGAAAGAAATATCTTCCTGCTACAGGTGCAGTAAATAATCCAGTAGTGCCATTATATGCAGAGCCAGTATTGTAATATGCATTATTAAAAATAACTGGATAAGTTGTCGCACTTACATCAACACCATTGTCTTTTTTTACACCAAAGAATGTTTGATAAGCATTTGTTCTTCTTCCACCTGAATCAAGTGTTTCAGAAACTAACCCATTTGTAGAAAACTGCATATTTGCAGTTGGATTAACTGCAATCCAGCCTTTTTCAGCCACATTGGCGTTATCTACCCATTGGATATACCCGCCAACTGTATTGCCTGAATTTTGGCGTAAAATAATAGCTCCAGTAGATGCAGCTTGAGTTTGAACACATCTAATTTGCCCAATAACATCTAATTCTACAGTAGGTGATGTAGTTCCAATACCTACACTACCACTAGAAGTTGCTAAAAATACATTACCAGCAGCCGATATAGTTGTTGCATTAGCTATAGTCACATTACCAAGCGTGGTAACAGTGTTTCCTAGACCAACGGTGGTATTTCCAATAGTTAAGCCAGTATTAAAATTGGCATCTAAATTGGTTAACGGTATGCTCGTTGTAGCATTACCAAAGATAAACGGAACTCCAGCCATTTAGAACCTCACTCTCAATTCATGTTCAAATTCAAATGTATTGACCACAAAACCTACTGAGTTTGAAGTTTGTGTCAACCCTAAATATTTACCCCATTGTTGCGCATCTGACTTGTACAGTTCATACCCTGTACCACCTATCCAAGATATTACAGTAGAACCGTTGTTAATCCAAGGGATGGTAGTGCCAGAAGTATTAAACCAAGTGATGTAATTACCCAATATATAAGCGGGACTAGACCCTGATTCAGAATCTACTGTGACACTCAATTCCACGCCAGAAGTGACCGTAGCCTCAACCGCAAATTTAAGCGCTTGTTTAGTGCGAATTGGATCACCCATCGGCAACAAAGCAGTCTGAATACGGCTAGTAATTGCCGATGTTGAATCCTGATATAAGCGGTACAAATCTCTGCCTCTTACACCGTACATATTGATAATTCCACTTACAGGTACAGAAGTGGTGTACTGAAGATCGTTACCTTGGCTTGTAATAAACCATTTCTTTTCAAAAAACACTACTTGAATGTAGCGATAGCTTTGAGTAAATACGGCATCGTAGTATCTAAAATTAAACGCAGCGCACAAAATGTTGTTTAAAAGCACTTGTCCAGCAGTAACTTCTTCGGTGGCAAAGTCAATATTTGGGAACATCCCGTCAAGGGAATCGGATATTTTGCTAGTTGTTGAACCTACTAAGGCATAAATACCGTAGTTATTCATAAACAACACAGACCTAAAGTAAGGAAAAATAGCATACGCTAACTTAGTCCCTACCGATGCGCTTACATTGGTATTAGTAAATAAAGTAGAACCGCTAGTAGTAACCCTAACATCCGAAAAGACATTGATGGAATCATCCCCAAAAATATACAAAAAGTTGTTAGCAGAAAGAAGCTGCTGTATGTTGCCATGTAATGTACTGTCCGTTAGTGTTACAGATCCCGCAGAAACGCTTGTAAAGTCCGTATAAGACCCCGCAGCAGAATAGTAGATAGTTCGCCCTTGGGCAATCCAAACACGCCCTGAGAAGCTCGCTATTCCCACATTGTTTTGAGTGTTTACGCCAGCTTTTAGAACAGCGCCTGTTCCGCCACCGCCAGTAATGGTTGCTGTGATGTTGGCAGAGTTGGTATAGCCCGTACCGTTATTGGTCATAATGACCGAAGTAACAGCGTTTCCTGAAATAATTGGTGTTCCCGCAGCGCCTGTACCACCGCCACCTGAGATAGTTACCCCAATATTGGCTGCGTTGGTATATCCTGATCCACCTGAAATCACATTGACATAGACTGTACCCGTAGCAAAAGTAGTAATTCCCGCTACCGCACTAGCTCCCGATCCACCACCACCGCTAAAAGTAACGGTTAAATTAGCGCCATTGGTATAGCCAGATCCGCCATTTGATAAAGAAACAAAGCCTACAGTGCTACCACCACTGACTAAACTAGAAGTCGCATTAGCTTGAGTACCGCCTGTCTGGTCATATCCAGAGATAACAACGGTAGGAGCAGTGTTGTACCCTGATCCTGAATTGGTGATGCCAATTGAGCCTACTGAGCCAATAGTGACTACATTGTTGCCATCCCAAGAAAAATACCCCTTGGCTGGATCAAGAATAAGCATCCTGTCGTTGTACCACTGGGTAGTATTGATTGGGTATTGATTAGAAACAACGGAAGTAGAAAAAGTACCCGCAGTAGCTACCGTACCCTTAACTTTAGTGGCAATGTTGTAATATTCAGCGCTACCATCGGTCAAAAAGGCTACTACATAGTCTGTAACATCAATATTGCACGATGTCAGATAAATGACATCATTTGAAAAGGTAACGGCTACATTTGAAGCGTTGGTGACTGCCGAACTGTTCGGGGTAATTTTAATGTTACCAAAACCGATAGGCTGTGCGTTCTCAATCCAAGAAAATTCAGATTCATCAATGGCTGTACGGTCTGCCTTGGTATTAAGCCCTTTAAACTGCTTAACAACTTGGTACGATTTTTTCTGTTCAGCAGCAGCCATGATTACATTGGGCTACTGTAAACGCTAGGAATCCTACGAGTAAAGGTGCTGTTAATGACACTTGCGCCTTGCTTGCTGTATTCCTGCTTGTAAATTTCGGCTTCCCCGTAACTTTGCTCGTAATACTTAGCTAAATAAGCAGCGTAGAACTTAACCATAGTGCTATACGGATCGTTAATGACATCCGTTACTGCTGGCGTGTTTAATGACAATGGATTAGGCAAGACTACGCAATCAATCTCAATTTGATAAATTTGATCGGGTACTGGTCCTAAATAGATCTGTCCTTGCCCGTAAATACTAAAGGCTAAAGGTCTGCCAATGTAGTTTTGCCAAAAGCGCAAACGAGCATTGAAGTCACTCCATGCCAAATAATCCATCGGTACACGAGTGTTACCCCAGTACAGATTGATGTTGATAATGTCTAAGACTGTATTGCCAGAGCTTGGTGACAATGGGGATGACCCCATCAATTGAGTTAAAGCTGCATAGCTAATATTTTCACAATTACCCACATAAGTTAACTGAGCTGATCCGTCTGCAAAGGGAGCTGTTGGAGGGTAATTGCTGTAATTGTTTGTGCCACTAGCAGGGTAAGCGGGAGCAGTAGATCCTGAAGTTCCCGCAGTAGTGTATTGATAAATAAAAATATTTGAAAATACAAAACTGTTTAAAGTAACGGCTGTATTTGCTACCCATGCAGTTGGGTTAGTTGGTGTCACACCACCAATGGTTGCTGTGGGTGCGACTTGACATGGCGTTTGCGTAACAACAATTTCACGCAAACATCCAGTATCTCTGACAGCTCTTTCTCTGGCAGAGTTAATGTAATCGGTTAACTGCGAATCGCTATAGAAATTCCCGTTAGCATCATGCAGTAACCTACGGACTTCCGTAATGTACGAATTAAGCGTTGCCATTTATTGACCATAACTCATGCTACCGCTTGAAGGACTTTTCCCCCGCCCTTCCTAGAGGTTGGGAGGGGTACTCTTTCCACCAACGGGGATAACGATTGGTTCTTGCTTGGGGGTTGGGTAGAAATCTCCCACTGGGATAAAAGCTCCATGCCTTTTTCCAAGTCATTTTGAGAAATAATCCATCCTAACCTTGCCAAATAAGGCTCTTTGTTGTCATCTCCATAACCAAAAATGTGACGAGCTACATCTTCAGGGATCTCTACAGTTTCATCTTTAGGGAAACTATAAAACACTCCTGCATAGCCATCTTTTAGCTTTTTGTCAGAACGATTGGTTACGAAGATATTTGACATTTTAGAAACTCACTACATCGCCATATACGGCAACAGTCGCAGTATTGGAAACATTACCGCTTCCAGTATTGACATTGACATATAGTGCTTGTGTTGTAAAACCAGTAATAGCAGAACTGCTGTTGTACGGACTAGCAATCGTCAGGTCTTGGTAAGTACCAGCACCAGTCAAATTGGTAAGCGTACTATTGGCTACTACAGCGTTAGAAATGTTGCCGTCAGAGCTAGTAGTGACTGAAATGACCACATTGGCAATATTACCAACTGGATTATTTACAGTAATTCTACGAACAATAACACCGCCAGAACCAACTGTTGCATTAGCATTAGTCAATCCACCGCTTAACAACGGAAGTTTGATACCAGTTACAGTAGCATTTCCCGTTGTGTTAAAAGTGGTTTGCTGATTAACAGCAATACGACCATTCCCGAAACTATCAAGGTAATACTGTGATACTGAATCTGGATTAGCCATTTATTACCCCTTAACTTAAGAAAGTGCCAGATACAGGAGAACCACCATTTACAGTCACTAATTGCACTGTAGCGTTGGTAGTAGCCAATAACTGCAGATTCACACCGTCAGAAATAACCATACCACCTGAGTTAATAGGATACACATTTGACCATGTAGCCACATTAGAAGTGGTGTTGTAATTGGTGACAGTTTGAATGACCACATTGGATGCGCCAACTACTAGATAAGTTCCAGCAGGTACGACATTTCCAAGAGTGGTTGCAGCAATGTTTGAAGCGTTTTGAAAATACGAAGCTGGCGTATTTGCATAAGTACCTGCTATGAGGATTTTATTTAAACCGAGTGCCATGACTAATTCTCCTTAGATTGAAATAGAGTTATAGCCAGATACTCTGGTCATTGACTTAGGCTTGGTGCTTACTAATTCAGCAATCATCAAGACAGCGCCAACATAACCAATCTGCCAGTTAGGTAGAGTGGACTCAAATCCAGTAAATACAAACGAACCTTGATCGTGAATATACAAGCTCAAGTAGTTTGAGTTAATGAAATAAACAGTACCTTCTGGGCAGTATGGGTCTGGATAGATTGGAACACCAGCAACCATCAAAGCTCTAAATGCAGCTTGAGGACCGTTGCTATCGCTATCAAAACCATGTCCTGGCGTAATTACATATTGCTCTTGACCAACATAGTCTTGGGCTAAGAGTGTCCATGTACCAAATCCGCAAACGCCAAAAGTTGGAACTTCAGCGCCATTCTTAACAGTACCTGAAATGTACTGGAGAATGTTTTGACGAGTTGGGTTTACAGATCCTGCGTTGTACACCTTCGATTTCCACCATGTATAGGTAGAACGATTGATGTTACCGTAGGTAGTCATGTTTGTACCATCATCAATAGCACCAGGCAGTCCAATGAACTGTTGGGTATTGGTGTAGTTGTTGTACAAGGCAGTAGCCATTGCATCCATCATTACATTGGTCGCATCGTTCATACGAGCTTCGATCAATGGAATAATGGCGTAATCTTGCTGTACTGCACCTTCCATTCCGAGGAATGGTACTGGAGCAATCATTAGCTTCAGATTAAACTCAGCATTGAAAGCACCCTGTTGTACTGAAGGCTGGTTAAAAGAACCAGAATAGTCAGACCACTGAGCGTTAACAAACTGCGCACCTTGTACTGGTACGGTTACTTGGGATACACCGCCTGAAGCCTGTTGACTATTTGCAATCAACGCAGCCATCAATGGTGTGCTGTTATAAAGCTGTACTACCAGCTTGGGGATAAACGCTCTACGAGTTACATAAGTAAGCTCATTGTATTGGCTTGATCCTGATGCTGGGACTATTCCGCCACCTATTGGCATAATAATTCTCCGTTAAAAGTAAATATCCCCATTTACTGCTGTTTAAATACCTATTGGTCTTGTGTTTTTACGCAAGTCCTTTAGTGCTTGTGCTGCTTCATCTCTAGCGCCCATTTGCGGATTTTTCCAATACTTAGAAAGGTCAAATTTGCTTAAAGCGCTTGGTGTATAGCCCATAGCAGAATTAGGCGTAGGCTCTGCTGCTTGGCGCATCCAATCAAAATACTCTGCTGCTGTTTCGTGATTGGTCATGCCTTTATCAAGCATGAGCTTTTCGATTTCTTCAATTTCTTTGGTAGGGCGATTTAATCTTGCTCTACGCTTATTGAGTTCTTCTACGGCATCACGCTCACGCATTTTTGCTTCCAAATTCATTACCCGTGTTTCGGCTGCGGATACTTTAGTATTTGTAAAGTCCTCAATATCGAGTTCAGGAATGGACATTTCAGGCTTAACCTGTTTTGTCATGCGTAAAAATTGTTTTCTTGTAGCAGGATTATCAGCTAATTGGCGAGCCAACATAGCTAATTCATCACGCTGTTCTAGTGAAAGATCTTCTAAACTCATCTTCTATCCCCTTATTCGTTAGATGACTTTTTTGGTATCGCCTGGCTTAGACATAGACATCATGTTCTTGTAGCCAGCTTTAGGTGCAGAAGTTAAGCCACCAAACTCTGAGTAGCGTGGAGTATTGATAACTTGACCATTTTTCTGATTGTTGTCAGTAGGTCTGCGTGGCATTGCAGCGCCACGAGGTTTAAAGAGTTCCATAATGATTCCTTACATTTGTGGAGTTGCGGAAGGTGCGCCACCTGGCATACCACCTGGCATTGCTGGAGGTGGTGTTGGGGCAGACATACCTGGGATTTGCGGAGCTTGTTGCATTGCTTTTCCTTCAGCCGTTGCTCCACCAGCTTGAGGTAATGTTTGCAGCATCTGCATAATTTCAGCAGGTTGCAATTCATTCGTTTTAGCTTTCTTAGGTCCAATCACTGAAGTCATAGTGCGAATAGCACCTAATATCTTTTGACCTTCAGGAGTTTCGCTACCAAGCGCTGGAAGTGATTGCTCTAGCAAGTCCATTGCCATAGCTAAGTTAATCATTGCTGCTTCACGATTACCCATCTTTGGTTCTGGGGTACTCATTGGTGAAGCCATTGGAGGAGCTGAAGTATCAGACATTCCCGTTACGCCTTCTGGGGCGGGTGGAATACCAGCAGGTGTTGCGCCATCCCGTTGGGATTTAATCATTTGCATTAACTGATCTGAGGGTACGCCCATAGCATTTTCCTATTAAGTTTCTCTGTATCGTAATCTTAATCTATTGAATGTCAAGTGGGGGGAATTATTTAGTTTCCCTCCCCCTCTAGGACTTATTCGGTCAACCCGAAGTAACTTCAGAGGGTTTTAGCCCTCATCCGATTACTTGCGTGCTTTACGACCTTTGCGAGATTTGCGTGCCATGTGAATTTCTCCTGATAGCATACGGTCACCTATTTATAGGGTAAGGCAGCCACAACCCTTTCCTCGTGAAGGAAGAAACCTTATCTGCGTGACTTGCGTGCTTTTTTATGTGACTTGCGCATTTTAATCTCCAAGTTAAGCTATCCCCTAACTGAACGACCTAGATCCCTTGTTTTAGCAGATCTATCCAAACTCTTTACACCTTGTACACGATACTGCAAATTCGGTGATTTTTCACCACGCTTTAATGATTCAGTGGTTACTCTTGGTTGATCTGCCTTTGGTTGTACATTGCCTGTTGCCATTTAGCCCACCTCTGGTTCTTTTTTGCCTTTGGGAGCAGGAGGTGCTTGCTTCTGATCGCCACCTTCTTTCTCTTTACGCTTAAGTTTATCCTTAAGCAATTGTTTCATCGGTGGTTCTAATAAGTCAAGTAAAGATTCTTTATCAATTGCACCCGCTTTATGTAGGTTAAACGCAAGGGTTTTAAGATCTTCAGTAAAGATTGGGCTATTGCTGTGCGCATCGACTTTAACCACAAAGTCTTTGGTAAATTGCTCTGGAATGAACGGCACATCTTCGGTATCCCTAAAATGCGTGTTGTCATACACTTGCATGAGCTTGAGATACAGTGTTGCCACCTTCTCTAGGCTATCTTCCACAATCAATGCCCGTTTTTTAGCTCTTGAGCTACCTAGCCTTGCTAATTGGCTTGCATGACCCTGACTTCTTACGCCAGATTCACCACGACCACTCAATACATTGGATATTCCCGATACTTCAGAGAACATCGCATCAATTTCATGGATTACCTCAAATAAATCAGGTGGCATGGTTGGAGCAAGGCGTTCTGCTTTAGCATTAGGCATATCGGAAGCCAAAAGACCGCCAGCACGGTTTAATGCAAAGTTTTTCTCATCCAAAATGCCTGTAAAGCCTGTTAGAGCTGTTGGAGGGTTCACTTGCTTGGATAACAGGTCCAAAATCTCTGTCATGCGGGTATTGCGCAATTCTTGAAGCAATAAAAGCTGTTGGGTTTCAGAAGCACCCCAGAAATAGTCATATAAAGGGTTAGGGCAGATCTGAATGAATGGACATTCACCTTTTAGGAATAAAGATGCGCCTGGTCTGTCATATACAATGACATTTGGAGCTGCCATTGTGACTACTTGATAATCCTCGGTGTCATCGTTCCATACCCACAGCTCAGTCATCTCCACAGTATCTTCAGCTACTCTAGCTTTGTAACGGTTCATACCGTACAAGTCCATATTCACATTACCGTAGATGGTAGGGTTGGTTTGGCTCATCACAATACGGTTTACTGCATCAGGAATGTCCGATTCGGATACTCTAGTGCCTGTAGAAATCCTTGAAACAATGCTTTCACGCTTTGGATGGGAATACAGACGGGCGTAGAGTTCGCTTTTCGTAATGTAGTATGTTTGAACAATCGCCTCTTGCCTGTCTGTATAAGGGGTGTCCTCCCGCAATACTCCAATAGCGGATGGCTCAATCATGTATGGGTGAATACCGTTCTTATAAACGAGTTTAATAAAAGAACTGTTGTACACCAAAGCCCATGTCAACGCAGTAGAAAACACTTGATCTGCATTGGAATTTAACCACTCATCATTGAGGGCTTGGGTTAATGAAGGCGTTTTTTTGTGTTCGTTGGGGGGAACAGAAGCCCCTAGAGCAATAGAAAAACGAGTAGTTTCAGCAGAATATAAAAAGCTCGTAAGCTGATCTAAATGTGGATGAATTTTATTGAAGTATGCAGGTGGCTCTTCAGGACCAGCTCCAAATAAATAATACGCTCGGAGTGTCGTGTAGTCACCCCTTCTTTCTTCCTTGGACACCATGCACTTGTTGATGATGTCTAAGTAAAAATCCTCACGACTTTCTCCGCTAGGTATTTTCATTTTTTAATCTGTAAGTTTTGTGGATCTCTCAGTGTACCCCCAGGAAGCGTAACTGGTCCAGTTTTAATACCCGCTTGGCTTGGAGCAAAATTAGTTGCTTCTGCTTCTTTGCCAAGTGATGGTCCTACTGGCTTAGAGAATCTTCCCGCTAGGATGGATTGCATATTCATTCCTTGCATACCCCCACCCCAGACCGCTGCATCGCCTGGTCTTGCTTCTCTTGGACCTTCTTGTGGCGCTTGTGGCGCTGTTGGTTTAATTCGATCTTTGTTAACACCTTTTTTACGGGTGGCGAACTTTTCGGCATCTGCGTATTCTTTTTCGGTGAACTTGTTTTTCTTGGCGAGGAAGCCTTCTTGATGCTCGCCTTCACGGGTGCTTTTAATGTCTGACATTCCGAACTCGATAGCGAGTTGCTTGGTGGACTTATCGGTAAATCTGGTTTTTGCACTAACGAGGTTAGGCGCTTGCAAAAATACGACCATAACTTCTTCATGGCAACCTTTCATGGGGCATTTAGCCTCCCGTGATTCAAAATACCCGTGTACTGCACAGTGAAAATCGTTAACTACCGCCATTGTTATCTCCCCTTCAATTGTTCGTCAAGCGTTAATTCTGAATAATCATATCTATTGCTAATCCCTACCTTAATCTTAATCTCTCCATTCACCACTTGCAAGCCCGTACTACGATGTAGTGTTGGGCGTGCTTCTTTACGATATTGAACAAATTTAGAGGTATCTCGGTTTTGCATGATCGCTACTTCACCGTTTAGCCACTCGTTATAGGCTTTTGACACCCTACGCTGTACATATTCGGTTAAAGGTTCGGTTTCATTTAAGAAAACATCCTTCAAATGTGACAAAGAGATCCCCGCAAGGTCTGCAAACAAAGGCATGGAGATTCCCCGATCTTTATCTTGCAAAAAACGCATCATCACCCGTCTGAGTTCGGCTCTAGGTAGTGTGGCTCTCATGTGCCGTACACCCCAATCTTTTTCAGATAATCACTGACATTTCTTCCGACTGTGAGTTGTTCGGGGGAAAAGTCATCCTGTACCCTAGAAACTTGTCTGGTAATTTTCTGCGCAATAAGCCTGGGCTGCACCTGTTCGGCAAAGGCTGCGCAAGCTAGGGCGCAAGCAATGACCCTATCGTCTTTGTTCCTACCTGATGCTTCAATTGATCCGCCATCCCGAATGGTGGTTTTCATTTCCTCAAGGGTGTCCATATCCCACAAGTCCAACATACCTCTTTCAAAGTAGTCTTTCATGTAAGTGAGCATACGCTCTTTGGTAGCTGCCGTAGTCATCCACCCAATAGAATTGCTGATTCCGCCAAGGGTATCGTTTCTGCGCCAAATGTAATTTTGCATATTGCCGTACACATCCATAAGGTCTTTTCCTAATGCTGTCCCCATTG